CCCGTACGGTTTTTTTATTGTCCAAACTTTGATGACATTAAAAGCTAAGGATAATCAGTCCACTCTGGACTTAAAAAGGAGGGCCTAAAATGGCAGAAGAAATTAAAGAACCTGTAGTTGAACCTGAAATTGAACAAGCTAGCGGTCAAGAAGAGGAAAAAACTACAGAAAAAACATTCACGCAGTCACAGCTTGATGAAATCATTCAGAAAGAGAAAGCTAAGGCCAAGCGCTCTGCTGAAAAAGAGTATCAAGCTAAGATGGATGAAGCTGAAAAGTTACGTAAGATGAACGAGGTTCAGAAAGCAGAGTATGAGCGTAAGAAACAAGCTGATTACATTGCTGAATTGGAAGCTAAAATCAATCGTAGTGGACTAGAGCGAGAAGCCTCAAAAATGCTTTCTGAAGGCGGTATCGTGGCGGATGATAAAATCCTAGGCATTGTCGTTAAAGATACAGCAGAAAGAACGCAGGAGGCTGTAGAAGGCTTTGTAGCTTTAATAAATGAACTAGCTGACAAGAAAGTCGGCGAAAAATTAAAAGGTAAAACGCCTAAGAAGATGGAAGATACTACCGCAGGCGAGATTACCAAAGAACAATTCAACAAAATGGGGTATCAAAGTAGAAACGAATTACTACAAAACAACCCTGAACTATATCACAAATTGAAAGGATAAAAATATATGACACAAACTAAAATTGCACAAATGGTAAACCCAGAGGTGCTAGCTGATATGGTTTCAGCTAAGTTACCAAAAATGATTAAATTTACACCTTTAGCTTACGTTGAGCGTGAGTTAGTAGGACAACCTGGAAACACAGTAACAGTAGCTAAATGGGTATATTCTGGAGATGCTAAAGACATCACTGAGGGTGAAGCAATCGTCCCAGACCAATTAACTACTGACAAGTCTACAATGACAATCAAGAAAGCTGGTAAAGGTGTCGAAGTAACAGACGAGGCTTTATTATCTGGTTACGGAGACCCATTAGGTCAAGCAGCACACCAAATCGCTTTAGCTATCGCAAACAAAGTTGACAACGACTTAGCTACTGAGGCTGCAAAAGCTACTCAATATGTCGATGATGCACCTACAACAGGAGATGCACTTGATAAAGCCTTAGCAGTATTCTCAGATGAAGAAGATGCACATTATGTTGCAGTTATCAATCCAGAAGATGCGATCGCATTACGCAGTAACACAGTAAAAGAGTGGTTACGTGGTTCAGAAATCGGTGCAAATACCGTTGTTTCTGGAACTTTTGGTGAAACGCACGGTGTTCAAATCGTACGCTCTAAGAAAGTTACTAAAGGAAAAGGTTTCTTGGTTAAAATTTCAGCAGTTGAAACAGATACAGACGATGTAGCGAAATATGGAGCATTCGTTATCAACTTAAAACGTGATGTTGCTATTGAAACAGACCGTGATATTTTAAAGAAAACAACTGTTATCACTGGTGACGAACACTATGGCGTGTACTTATACGACCCTACAAAAGTGGTTAAATTTGGAGGTAATGCTTAATGGGTATGTTGTTACGACGACATTATCCAGAAAAGCCTGCTGAGTCTGAGATTATCACTTATGACGAGTTAACTGTTAACGAGTTAAGAGATATCGCAAGAGAACGTGGAATCACAGGTTATTCAACGCTAAACAAAGAGGAACTTATCGCAGTATTATTGGAGGGATAGTATGGAAAATATCGCTCAAGCAAAGATATTGCTAGGTATTGAAGACAATCTTCAAGATAAGTTACTAAGTACAATAGCCAAGTTGACGACTGCTAACTTTTTAGCATACGCAGGCGTGGATGATGTTCCAGAAAGCCTCGAGTATATTATTACAGAGGTCATAATTAAAAGGTTTAACAGGATTGGCGCTGAGGGAATGAAAATTCAATCCCTCGAAGGCACTTCAATGACATTCAATGCTGATGATTTCAGAGAATACGATAGTGTAATCAAGCGAGTTTTTTCAAAAACATTCAATGCGGGGTTTAAAATGCTATGAGATACAACGAAAGAGTGGAAATTATTGCTAAGCAACAAGAAGAGTACAATCCAGAAACGGGCGAATATACTTCAAACGAAGAAGAAAAACTTATCGTTCCAGTTCATGTAATGGACTTGGGGATTGATAAGCAAGTCGCTGTGTTTGGTGAGTATAAACGTGGTTCAAAAGTGGTTTATTTCCAAAACACGCCTAAAATCTCATTTACTTATCTAAACTATCGTAATGAACGCTATAAATGCAGAGCAGATAAACAGTCTGGAAGAGTATTCTATTTAGAAAAGGATAATTCAGTTGAGTAGCTTACGATTTGAATTAAAAGGACTTGAAAAACTACAAAAGAAACTTCAAAAAGTCTCTAAAATGGAAGAGATTGAGCGTATCGTTGAAAAAAACGGTGTTGATATGCAAAGAAGGGCAGTCAACAATGCGTCTAGATTTAGAGGACATTATGAAGGCAGGGGCAAAAATAAACATTTCGTCAAGCCTACAGGGGCGACAAAACGGTCTATTTCTGTCAACAGTAGTAAAGTCGGTAGGTTCAAATATAAAGTTGCACCAGGCACTAGCTATGCTGCATACGTTGAATTAGGAACTCGCAAAATGAGCGCACAGCCGTTTATTAAGCCAGCTTTTGATAATCAGAAAGAGGAATTTAAAAAAGATTTAGAGAGGTTGGTTAAATGAAATCAAGAGAGCAAGCAGTATTCGACAGCGTGTTTAAACGTTGCCAGAATTTAGGGTATAAAACGTATGACTATAAACCAGACGACAATGTGCCTTATCCGTTCGTGGAGTTAGAGGATACTACTTCTATATTAGTACCTAACAAAACGGACGTGAAAGGCACGGTCGAATTGGTCTTGTCCGTGTGGAGTACTCGTAAAAAACGAAAACAAGTATCGGATATGTGTTCGAGTATCCTAGCAGAAGCAATGCAGATTGTTGAGGCGGACGGCTACTATGTAGCCTTAAATATCTCTCAATCTACAATTTCGATTTTTGATGACAACACGACAGTCGAACCGCTCAAGCGTGGTCGTGTTCGTCTAGTATTTACAATTTTATAGAAAAGAGGTTAAATAAATGCCAGTTGCAAAAAAAGGTATTGATAGTATTTTATTATTTCGCTTATTAAGCGAAGCAAGCAAAGCGGACGGTGCTAAACTAGCATTCCAAACTGAACACTCAACAGAAAAGAGCCGTGATACTAATTCGGTTAAAACTAAAGACGGAGTATTACAATCTGTAGGTGGTATTGAGGTTTCAATCACTGCTACAACAATCATGGCGGAAGACGATGAACTTGTCGCTAAGCTAGAATCAGCTATGGACAAGGGCGAACTTGTTGAAGTTTGGGAAATCGAGAAAAACGCTAAAAAACAAGGTAACAAATTCGAGGCTGTGTATTATCAAGGTTACTTGACTTCATTCAAGAAAACTAAAAACGCAGAAGATTTAATCGAGTTGGAACTTGAGTTCGCAGTAAATGGTACTGGTGTTAAAGGTTATGCAACACTTAACACTAGCCAAGCAGAAGTGGTTCAATATGAATTCGCTGACACAACAAAAGGGACTGCTAGTCCAGCTAGTCCTGTAGCTGGAGTACCTGGAATCGGTGGTTAGAAATTAAGAGAGGTTAACGCCTCTCTTTTTTATTGTATTTTTTAGGAAAAAGGAGAAATAACAATGCAATTAAAAATCAATGATAAAACTTATAACATTAAATTCGGAGTGAAATTCGTTCGTGCGCTTGATAAAGCTTATCCAATCGAACAACAAGGCTTGAAATTCGGAATGGCTCTATCTGCTAAAATTCCAGAATTGTACGCTAAAAATATCGCATCATTGGCTGATATTATCTACTACGGAACAGTTACAGAAAGCCCACGCCCTTCTTTATCGGAAGTTGAAACTTACGTTGAAGAGTGTGAAGATTTAGAACAATTGTTTGATGATGTACTTCAAGAATTGAGTGAGTCGAATGCGGGTAAGTCTTTGCTGTCGGAGATGAACCAAGGCCTCAAGAAGAAATAGTTGAGAAATCATCTCTAGAAACGTTTGAGGAAATCATTATTAATTGTGTCCGATTTTTAAACATTACAGACATGAACGAGATTGGCCGTATGACAATGTACGAGTATGACTTGTTGATGACTGGAGTGTTGTTGAGAAAGCAAGATGAAGACGAACTCTTACATCGTTCTGCTTGGTTAACTAGACAGGTAGAAGCTACAAAATCGGACGGTAAAACTCCTTTGTATCGAAAATACAGTGATTTTTATAAGAAAAAAGATACTAAACAAAAGTATCAGCTTTCAGACAAAGAGAAAGAACTCTTACTGAGAGCGAACATGTAACGAAAGGAGGTATATAATGGCAGAAACTTATTCAGTCGAGGCGGTGTTAACTGCGGTCGATAAGGGAATGAGTTCTACTTTGAACGGGTTACAGAAAGCAATCAACGGACTTCAAAAGTCGTCAACCGCTTTTGATAACATTTCAAACAAGAGCAGTTCGATGTTTAAATCAATGCTTGGCGCTGAACTTGTTGGCTCAGCAATTAAATCAGCTTTTGGAAGTATCAAAAGTACAATGGGCGAAATGGTCGGAGAGTTGAACAGTTCCAAGAAAGCGTGGGATACGTTCGATGGAAACCTTAGTAAGTTAGGCTGGGGAAAAGACCAGATTAACGAAGCGAAAGAGGCTATGCAGGATTATGCGACGAAAACTATTTACTCAGCTTCGGATATGGCTAGCACATTCTCACAAATGGCGGCAATCGGTCGAAATGATAGCAACGAACTAGTAAAGGCTATGGGTGGTCTTGCGGCATCATCTGAAAATCCTAAACAAGCGATGAAGTCCCTATCACAACAAATGGTACAGGCTCTAGCTAAACCAAAGTTAACGTGGCAAGACTTTAAAATCATGATGGAACAAGCTCCAGCAGGTATGAGCGAAGTTGCCAAACAAATGGGGTTGTCCCTTAATGAATTGATTACAAAAATTCAAGCAGGGGAAGTCAAAACAGACGACTTTGCGGAGGCGTTTAAACGTGCAGGGGCAACCATGCAGGATATGGCGACGCAATACAAGACGATTGACCAAGCTATGGACGGATTGAAAGAAACGCTTTCAAACAAATTAAAGCCAGCTTTTGATACATTGTCTAAAGCAGGTATTAAGGCACTTGAGGCGATTATGAATCAGCTCGATAAGGTTGATTTTAATAAACTAGCCTCAGGAATTGAGAGTTTTGTAGGCAAGATTGATTTCGATGCAGTCATTGAAAAAATAACCTCGTTCGTTGGCTCGGCAGTTGCTAAAATCAAGGAATTTTGGCAAGGCTTCACAAATACGAGCGCAATTTCTGACTTTAAACAGGCGTTGAGCGAAGTTTGGGAGGCAGTTAAGAAAGTATTTTCTTCACTTGCTGGAGGAGATACGGCTTCATTTGGCGAAAAGGTTGGGAAAGCCTTGAGTGCAGTTTCAAAGGCATTACAGGCTTTTGCTAAAATAGTTCAAAGCCTAAGTCCAGAACAGATAAGAGCGATTGCTACAGCGTTTATTGGCTTTAAAGTGGCACAAAGGTCAACAAAATTATTGGCAAATGCTTTAATCGGTTTGAGCAAAGGAGTAGGCGCAATCAAGGCTGTTTTTGGCGGTTTAGCAAGCTTTGCAAGAGTTGCAAAGATTTTAAGTGGTATCGCTAAAGGTTCTCAAGCTGCTAGCTCGGCATTAACATTCTTGTCTGGAAGTTCAAAACTTGCTAAGGGTGCAATGATTGGATTGAATATCTTTAGTAAGGTAGGCGGTTGGATTGGTTCTGCGGTTTCTGCAATCGTTGCTTTCCTCGGTCCAGTTGGATTGATTATTGCTGCAGTTGTAGCAATCGGTGTAGCGTTTGTTGTCCTATGGAATAAATGCGAAGGTTTCAGAAACTTCTTTATCGGATTGTGGGACGGTATCGTCAACGTTGCCTCAAATGCTTGGAAAGGTATTCAAGGCGCTTGGGACGGTATGGTAGAGTGGTTCTCTAATCTATGGAACGGAGTAAAAGAAACTGCTTCAAATGCTTGGAACGGTTTCCTTGAGAAAGCTAAGCCAGTCATTGACGCTATTAAAAAAGCGTGGGATAGCATTAAGGAGTTCTTCTCTGGATTGTGGGAAGGCATTAAACAAATTGCCTCGAATGTTTGGAATAGTTTCCTAGAGGGCGCTCAACCAATCGTGGAGGCTTTAATGAATGTATGGAACGCCTTGACGGAGTTCTTTACGACATTATGGGACGGTATTGTTTCAGTCGCAAAAACGGTTTGGAATGGTATTGTCGAAGTTGTAACTGCTGTTGTTGAAACGGTTAAAAACGTATGGAACGGGATAGCAGAGTTCTTTAGCAACCTATGGAAAGGAATTACAGAGGCGTCTACTGTTGCGTGGAATGGTTTTGTTGATTTCCTTACTCCTATCGTTGAAACAATCAAAGGATTGTGGAATGGTTTTGTTGAGTTCATGACTGGCGTTTGGAATGGTATTGTTTCAGTTGCTACTACTTCTTGGAATTTACTACAACCTATCGTCCAAGCGGTATGGACTGCTATTCAAACATACATTTCAACGGCTATTCAAAACATTCAAACTGTTATCACAACAGGAATGCAAGTTGTCCAAGAAGTATGGAATGCGGTTTGGACGGTATTTACAACGATTGTTCAAACTGTATGGACGGTCATTTCAACGGTAATTTCAACAGTATTGAATGTAATCGCAGGTATTATCAACACGGCTACCGCTGTAATCAAAGGAGATTGGAGTGGTGCTTGGGAGGCAATCAAAGGAATTGCAAATACTGTTTGGGAAGGTATTAAGACAATCATTTCAACAGTTATCAATGCAATAAAGGACATCATTAGTACTGTCCTCGGAGCGATTAAAAATACCGTTTCAGCGATTTGGGAAGCTATTAAGAGCATTTTTACAACAACAATCAATGCGATTAAAGAAACTGTGGTGAATGTCGCAAACGCCTTGAAGGAAGGTTTCTTGGGTGCGATGGACGCACTTAAAGGCGGAGTTTCAAGTGCTATCGAGGCAATAAGTGGTTTCTTTGGCAAATTATGGAACATTGATTTAAGCGGTGCAGGTCGTGCGATTATGGATGGTTTCCTCGGTGGTTTGAAAGCTGCTTGGAGTGCAGTTACTGATTTCATCGGTGGCGTGGCTAACTGGATTGCAACACATAAAGGTCCTATCTCTTACGACCGCAGATTGCTTATCCCTGCTGGGTTTGCTATCATGGGCGGTTTCAATAGAGCTTTAATGAGCGGATTTGAAATTGTAAAAAGCAACGTGTCTGGAATGGCAGGCGGTATTCGTTCGATGTTTGACGATGCAGGCTCAAGGGTTTCAGCTATGTCAAATGCTTTACAAGGCGATTTCTCTAACAACGTATCTGGTACATTATCAGCTACTTATGAAGTCAACCAGACGAAAGAGCCTGCTGTTATTAACCTTGCTCTAGGTTCAAATGATTTCAGAGCCTTTGTAGCGGATATTTCCAATATTCAAAGTAAAGAAGAAAGGATAAGATTGAAGGCTTCAAGCCTTTAATGGTGGTTTAAATGTATACTTTTAATGACACAACAAAAGGCACGCCAACATTTAACTCTGGTTTAGAAGTTCAATTTGGTGGAGTAAGCCTCAATCAAGAAATGAATAACGAGGACGGAACGTTTTTTGTGGCGAATACCACAGGTCGAGACGTCCTCGATTTTAACCATGAAACAACAAAAATAAAAGGGCGAGACGGTCAATATCTCTATGGTGCGACTTACAAAGAGCGTGAAATTGAGGTGCAGGTCAGACTTACTGGTTATACTGACTTGGGAATGCGAAAACAGTATGAGCGTTTAAACCGCTTGTTGTTTTCTCGTCAAGCTAAAAAATTAGAGTTTGGTGATGATGGGGAGAGATATTACAAAGCTATCTTTTCAAAAGTTAAAAAACCAGAATTGGAAGACGCAAACGACACAGTTATTAAACTACATTTCATTTGCTATGACCCGTTTAAGTATACTGAACCTAAAAGTACAGGAAGTAACAAGGTTATTTATAACGGAGACTTTCCAACAGAGCCTATTTTGTACCTTACAACTAAAGAAGGAACTGAAATCCGTATTCTACACCTTGAAACTCAAAAATATATCAGATTAAAAGCTACTTACGTTCAAGATTCAAGTCTGGTAATTAATTGTGAAACTAGAGAAATCACGTTAAACGGCAGAAACGAGTTGATGAACTTTGATGTGGTTAACAGTCGATATTTTAAATTGCAAAAAGGCGTAAACACATTTCAAGTTGAGGGTGCGACATTGAATGATATCCAGTACAAAGAGGTGTTTGCATGATTTATTTATTCAATCAGACAGAGGAATTGATTGATGTAATCGATGAAGCGAGCCTTGCGGATTTCACACATACGATTGAATCGAATCAATTCGATAGAGCGAGCTTTGAAGTCCCTGTAGATTACAAGCCTGAAATTATCAAAGAAGCCCAGTTTTTCGGATTCCAATCCCGAGACGGGGCTTTTTGCTTGTTCAGAATTTCTGAAAAATCTTACGACATCGGATTAACTATCCAAGGGATTGATAGAGCGGAAAGCGACTTGCATTCATTCATCATCGAGAATAAGCGCCCTAGAGGAACTGCTGAACAAGTATTAGGCGGAATATTAGAAGGAACAGGCTATCAACTAGGAAATGTAGACGGCTTGACTCGAACAGGTAAATTGAGTTTCTACTACATTTCTGTTCGTCAAGCGCTTGTTAAAATAATTGAATCGTATGCTTGCGAGTTTAAAGTCAGATATACCTTTGTAGAAAATAAGATAATCGGACGATACATTGACTTAAATCAACGTTTTGGACGTGTTACAGGTCATCAGTTCGAGTATGGTTCTAACATTCTGAATGTTACCTACGAAGAATCGTCCGATGACGTTGTAACGGCCTTGATTGGTCGTGGTAAGGGTGAACAAAGCACGGACGACAACGGTGAAGCTACTGGCGGTTACGGTCGTAGAATTCAATTTAAAGATGTTGTTTGGTCTACTGCTAAAGGTGACCCCGTTGATAAACCAGCGGGACAGAATTATGTAACGAATGAAACTGCTAGAAATATCTACGGATTACATCAGAATGGCGTTATTAAGCATCGTTTCGGTGTATATACCAATGAGGATATTGAAGATCCTATTGAGTTATTAAAAGCGACTTACAAAGAGTTACAACGCTTATCAGTTCCAATCGTTACGTTCAAAGCTAATCTTTTAGATTTAGCAAATGCGATTGAACAAGATGTTTGGATTGGTGACAGCGTCGGAATCGTAAGAGACCAGATAGGAATCGCTTTTGAAGCTAGAATCCATAAATTAGTCATCGATAAATTGGATAATAACCGTTCAGTCGCTGAATTAGGCGATTATCAAACGTTACAATCTAAAGACCGCGCGAGTCGTCAACAAGCTATCAAAGAAGCAGTTGGTGACTTTAGTGAATCGCTATTCGAACAATCTATTGCGAATGAAGTTGAAAGACGTAACAAGGAGATTGACGAAAAGGTTCGTATCATACAGCTTGAAATTGATAATGTTATCAAAGAATACCAAAACAAAGCAGAAGATTTCAGCGCTAAAATCCATGAAGAAGTGGAGAAAGAGCGTCCTGAGTTCTTGAAGCGTATTCGTGAAGAGTTGATGAGCGGTGCGGACTCAATCGCTGAGTTAAGCAAGAAATTAGAGCAGGTAAGCGAGACCGCAAGAATCAATGCTGGTCTAATTGGTGGTGATGGAACCGCTAAGTATAACAAGAACCGTCTCAATGGTAGCACGGCTAAAAAACTTGCCTATGGTACTGATTATGTCGAAGTCGGACACAATGGAGAAGGCTTTGATCTAGGTAAGCAGTATGTTATTAGTTGGTCAGCAACATGTACGGTTTACGGAAAGACAGACGTTACTGTGATAGTCAAGAAGAATCCGTTCTATGGCGGACACGTTCATTTTGATCCTGCTAATCCACACTTGCCAGTGATTGACAAAGACTTAACAAATAAAGAGGAGCAAGTCTTAGCGGTTTATAACGACGGCTATCGCCTGACATTTTCAGGAGACTGGTATCAGAACTCAGTTCAGTTTGCGACGGTTGATAATCGGACAAATCGAATTGAGTTTGAGCCTACTTATAAAACGATTGCTGACGCTCAAAATTCAATATATGACGGAAGTTGGAACGAAAATCCAACATTTATTTTTGATGGAGGTAGAACATGACAGAGACAATACCAATTAGGGTGCAACATAAGCGTATGCCAGCGAGTGATTGGGCAAACAGCTCCCTTATTTTGCTTGATGGCGAGTTAGGTGTTGAGAGCGATACAGGAAAGGTCAAAGTTGGAAACGGACGTGAACGATTCACAGCCTTACAATATCTAACTGGTCCAAAGGGCGACCGCGGTGAGCGTGGCGAAACTGGTCCAAAAGGTGCGGATGGGGTCATGCGATTCGAGGAGCTTACAAGCCAACAAAGAGAATCGTTAAAAGGAGCTCCAGGTCCAATGGGACCAGCAGGACCTAGAGGAGAAAATGGAACGCCAGGACAAAAAGGTGACACTGGTCCTCGTGGAGAACAAGGTCCAATCGGATTAACTGGTCCTAAAGGTGCAGACGGTGCAAGAGGTGCTCAAGGACCAGCAGGACCAACAGGGCCTAGAGGCGCAGACGGTGCGCCTGGGCAAAATATTATCAATCAAAACGGTGGGCAACCTCTAAAATATTGGTTCGGTTCCAAATCTCAGTATGATGCACTTTCTACTAAAGATAGCACTACTATCTACGACGTCTATGAGTAGGAGGTAGTATGGCTAGAGAAGGAATTTATGTTGGAAGCAAGGAAGTTACACAGCGTTACATCGGCGCAAGGCTTGTTTGGATGAAAATAAGACTGTTATTTAGTGGTGACGTATCAATAAATTATGATAGTCATAATAAACAAATAACACTGAATAAGGATTTTTCACAAAACAAGATAAAAACTGTCGAGATAAACGGAAAAGAAATTTCGGCTTCTAAAATCGACAACAAACAGGGGAAAACTTATGTAACTTTCACCGAGTCCCTAGAAGAATTTGAACGAAAAACTGGATTTAACCGATATCGAAGTTTTTATGGTTCGATTCCTATTAAAGTTTACGGAGGTTAAAGATGGACATCACTATTCAAAACGTCCGTGCGCCTGCTCTAGAGCATAACGGGCGATATTACAAGGTATTTCAACCACAAACACGCGATGAACTGTTGAAACTTCATCACATAGGATGCGCTGGAGACACGGTTTTAACGGATATACAGCTAGAGCAAGGGGATTTCCCTACTAGCTTTGTTGAGCCTACAGTTACACAACGTACATTATCTGGACTCTTCAAGGATTTACGTTCTATCGAATTGGAAATGAGAGACCAGAACAGCACTCTTTGGAGTAAAATCCAGAAAAGCAATCAAGGGGCGTTGACACAGTTCTTTGATACGAATGTTAAGAGTGCTATTGCTCAAACTGCTAATGAAATCAGACAGGAAGTGCGAGACGCTTCTAACAGCGCTAGGGTTCAAGTGACATCGGAAGGTGTGACGATTGGCTCTACTACATTAACTGGTGAACAGTTAGCCGCTACCATTTCAACAAGCCCTAGAGGGATTGACTTTATCGCTCCTAAAATCAAAGTCAAGTCCGACATGCTCGTGGACGGTGCAATAACCGCTAGTAAGATAGCTGCAGGGTCCGTTACTGCTAATGCATTGGACGTTGGCTCAGTTACGGCAGATAAAGTCAAATTCGATACTGCTTTTATTCAGAGGTTAGTATCTCAACAAGCATTTATCGATGAATTGTTTGCTAAGCAAGCAACGATTACAAAAATCAAAAACGTTGATTTTACTGGAGACCATATTAAAGGCGGACGCATTTCCTCACTAAACGGGAATACTACATTCGACTTGCAAACAGGTCAAATTGATATAAACGGTTTTGGTGTAGGTATAAGAAACCAATTCCCAAACCGTCCATTACAGTATCTTACATTTGGCGCTGGTAACATCAACGGTGTTGACGCATCTTACACTGCTCTATTGAGTAACCGAAACGGATTACAACAGTTTGACCACACATCAGCAGGCCTTCAAATCTGGAATGGACGAACTGGGAGCAACATTCAAAGTGCTATCAATATGTACGGCCAAAGAATAACATTTAACCAGAGTGCGCAAGCTGGATTGAAAGAAATAGCTATTGATATGGGCAACCACAGTATTACTGGTGTTGATGAAATTGTTATTCAAGGTGTCCGATTGTCATATATCTTAAATGATATTTACGATAATTTCAGAAACCTTGGGGCAGTAGCTGGAAATTACAGTCGAGGCTATTATACAAAATGGAAATAAGAGAGGCGAAATATGAATACACAAGACAAAGTTATTAACGACTTAGCAATTCAATTGGCAAATAAAACTATTGAATGTGCCAATTACAAGGCTTTATATGAAGAAGCACAGGAACAAATCCAACAATTACAAACAGAGAAAGAAAAGGAAGAATGATATATGACTTTTAAAATCATCAACAAATATTTACAAGAAAACAACCG